ATGGCGAGTCATGGAAGTTGGTTCATGCCCTTCTCACATCTTTGAATGATGGAAACTATTGTTTCTCCGGTGATTTTGCCGGATATGATGGTAACCAACATCGCCTCTTGCTTTCATTAGCAGGTAAGGTGATGATGGACATGTATCCTGAAGATGGCTATCGCAGATTACGCGAAGGCCTTGTTCAGGCGTGTACTCATTCACACCACATTTTTGGTCCCATTTTGGAAAGGTGGGACCATAATCTTCCTTCTGGCTTTCCTGGCACTACTTCGTTCAATTGTATTGCCAATCTCATCATGCACATGTACCATTTCTGTTCTCTTCACGATTTCGACATCAATTGTTTACCTGCTTTCGAAAGCGAAGTTAAATTGTTAGTCTTAGGTGACGACAATATTGGTTCAGTCTCTGAACGTCTGAAGGATGTTTATACTGAAGCTTCGTTTGCGAAAACTGCTCGTCTTTTTGGCCACACTTATACTGCGGCTGACAAGTCTCCTCCCCATGAAAAGAATTCTCACTGGTCGAATCACACTATTCTTAAGTGTGGTTTTAACTACGTTCCTGATATTGGTCGCCATGTTGGAAATCTTGATCTCAACGTCATTCTTGAACGCCCCATGTGGACTAAAGATGGCCTTGATGCAATCTCGATTGCTCGTTCCAACATGGATGACTCGCTGCTTGATTTAAGCATGCATGGTCGTGAGATTTTTGAAACGTGGGCTCCTCGCATGAAACAATTTGCTGGTCCTGATGCTTCTTCGGTCTATTTCAATTTTGACGTCGCTCTCGCCAAAGCTGCGGCTGGGAGTGACGGCATGATATGATCATCTTTTGTCTAGAAGTGGACATTAAACTACTTGTTGTTGGCAAAATCTTGTTGGCTTTCATTCTCCTCACTCACGCATTCTGTTCTGAAGACTTAATTGTCCGGCAGACGAAGAATCAGTTGCGCGATAGCACCACCTTTCAATCTTCTTTCGAAATCATGGCTTCGATAACTCCTGACACTCCAGCTGGTGTCAATGTTGTCCGTTCTTCCGAGGGGACTGTGGATTCCACCACCACTTTCCTTGATGACACTTTGGGTGAGATTTCAACTCCAATTAAGACAATCCCTCTTGATTCCCAAATCGTGTCGGACATTCATGTTGGTGGAACTGAAGACATTATTCGGTTTCTCACGCGTCCGACGATTATAGGACATGGTCAGTTGGGAGTGTCTGACACTGGAATCATTGCCTCTTTTGATCCTTTTCATGAGATCGCTGTTGATGCAAATAAGTCTGGTAAGTTGTTTGGCAACTACATGGTTAAAGCAGACATTAGTTTGAAGTTGGTCGTGAATGCAGTCCGTTTCCAAACAGGCAGGTATATCCTAGGCTTGGTTCCTGGAGGCGGCGCGAACATGGTCCCAGCCAACTACACAGACTTTTACAAGATGCACACCACAAATCTTCAGACAATTACTCAACTGCCCCACGTTGAGATTGATTTGGGCACACAAACTCATGTGGAATTGTTGATTCCTTTCGAGTCTATGTACCCAATGTTTGCGCTTCCTTTGACAAGTTCTCTTTTTTCCCTTGGTAAGATTTTTCTCATTCCGTACGCTGCTTTAGCCGCTGCGTCCGGTGATACCACTTGCGGCTATACCCTTTTTGGTTCGTTCAAAAACATTACATTGTCTGGTCCTACAGCTCAAAGCTCATTTGGTGAGCAAGAGATGTATGGAGCTGGTCTCGGTCCCGTTTCAACTGTTGCCCGGAAGATTGTCAAAGCCGCTACCATTATTGGAGAAGTTCCTCTCCTTGGTCAAGGTGCAATGACAGTCGGTTGGATAGCAGACATTATTGGAAGGGCAGCGCAAGTTTTCGGTTGGTCTAAACCGATTATGCTTAGCGCGCCTATGTACATGACTCCGCGCATGTTTCCCTTTGCTGAGACCTCTGACCAAGTGTCTACAGCGCGTAATTTGGCTCTTGTGTCCACAAATAGAGTCATTTCCGCACCCCATGTCGGCGCATCAAGTGTAGATGAAATGTCCATTGATTTCATCAAGCAAGTGTTCGCCTACCATTCATCTGCAAATTGGTCAACTTCTCAAGCCTATGGTGATAAGTTGTTCTCTATTGTAGTTAAGCCGAGTACGTTCATTACTTCGGTAGGTGTTGGATACACCATTGTCCCTGCTGCGTTCCCGAGCTTGGTTTGCTCGTGGTGGCGTGGCTCCTGGCGTTTCAGGTTTAAGATCGTTAAGAACGAATTTTACTCTGGACGTCTCCTTGTTTCGTTTAACCCGACCTTTGTGGGTACGACTGAGCCGGCGTCAATCGCAGACAGCCAGCTCAATCACAGGATTGTTATTGATCTCAGAACAACTAGTGATTTTGAAGTGTGTGTTCCATACATCAATCCACGGATGTATTGTCTCAATTCTGAGTCAATTGGAATGCTTACTCTGTGGGTCCTCGATCCACTTGTCGTCCCAAGTTCTTGTCCGTCCTCTGTCACTCTTTTGTGTGAGGTTGCGGGTGGTGGAGATCTTGAATATGCAAAGCCTGATGTAGGTTTGCAAGTTGAGCCCTATGTTCCGTACACCACCCAGTCTGAGTTTGCTGTCTATCCTTGTCACGCCCTTGGTGGCATGGAGAAAACAGAGAAGTTTGCAGTTGCCGCGAGTGTCTCTATTGGAGAGCGTCTCGAGTCGCTGCGTCAGGTTGCGAAGCTGTTCACACTCAAACAGTTCAATTCGACACTGACATTTGTCGCGGGCAATTATGTTGCGTTCAAACCTTTTGCCCTTGGTCGAGTCACTCAACTCACTTCAAATGCCGGTCTCTTACAGAGATCTGACATGTACGGTGATTGGGTTGACCTGATTAGTCCTATGTATGTGATGACCACGGGGTCACACCGCGTTCAGTTCATTGACGGTTTACCATCAACTGATGCTTTGATAGGAGTTGGAATTTATTCTAACTCAGGAGCAGGCACAGATGTTGGTACAGCCGCCCCTGGTAGAGGAACCTGGCAACAGGTGAGGACGATAGTTAGCAATCAGCTCGAAAAGATTGTTGATGTTAATGTCCCCTCATATCAGAAAACAATAGGGAGAGTGACTTACAACCAATTCCACAACAGTAACGACACTAGAAACATTGGTCGTGATGGTGTGGATACAAATGTCTTTGTGGTGACCATGAATGCCACAGACACGGTTGCACGTCCTTACTCGATCGCGAGACAGGCCGGCGATGACTGGAACTGTTATGGTTTCGTCGGTACTGTTCCCTATGTTCTGCTCACACAGAATTAAAAGAAGATGTGACCTCAGAGCTACTGATGGTAAAACAAAAGCGGCACGCACTAAGCAGATTGTGCGTGGCCAAGAATAAATCTGCAAGCGTTTTCAACGCGAAGTTTTTCGTTTACACGATCTCCCTTTTTCGCGCGTTGGCGCTAATTCGGAGACTTTTCCTTTCTTCTACATTTTTCCCACTGGGTTTCACGGAGTTTCGTAAACATAAAAACATGTCATAAAACACCAATCAAAAGACAAAAACATAAGTGCGTAAAATTGGAATCAATCGCTCAGTTCATCTACTGCCCATATGGGGTGTCGGTGCTCTGTTCCTAAGAGTATTGTCGCACCGGGTAAGTAAAAAGGGCCCGTCTTGTTGTCCATTCCTTCGGGAGTTGGGCAACAAAACTTTTTCCTAAAAAAAAAAAAAAAAAAAAAAATGACTTGACCGTACCTTGTTGTACTCTGCGTTGATACCAC